TCCCTATAATGCTAAGCCATTTAGTAATAGGTCATACATTCGTGATGCACTGGAAGAGAAAGGTGTTGAGGTCTCTAAAGATGATCTTACTATAACTGTTAGAGCTGTAAGGGATGCTATGAATTTCGTAGTACCTGGACCTATGGCAGTTATGAAGTGGATTGAAAATGAGGTCTCTAATGCTATTAAACGTGGAGATACTAAACTCGAATGGGAAACACCATCCGGTTTTGTTGTAGTACAGCGTTTAATGAAGAAAAAGGTAGAAGTCATTAACCTTAAATTATTAGGTAGATGTCGTCTATTTGTAGCTACAGATGATGGTGATAAGGTGGATAAGACTAGGCACAAAGCTGCTACAGCTCCTAATCTAATACACTCACTAGATGCTACTCTCTTACATTTAAGTGCTACTAGATTTGACGCACCAATAGCATTAATACACGACTCAGTATTAAGTAGAGCTACTGATATGTCTCTGTTGTCTATCATAGTCAGGGAAACATACATGCATCTATTTGCTGAGAACAATTACCTTCAAACCTTCGCTGATGCGATAGGTGCGGAGACGAAACCACCGATTATAGGCGACCTTGAACCGAAGTCTGTAATTGACTCCACTTATTTTTTCTGTTAAATGTATTCACTATTTGATAGCTTCTTTGCACCACCTACTATAGTTGTGGTCTCAGAAGAAAGACTTAAAGCCGCCGAGCTTAAAGCTAAGGAGAAGCAACTGTTAGATCTCAAAGTAAGATTAGAACAGATGCAAGATTATTACGATAAGCTTGATGCTGAGATAAAAACACTTCAACCATCTAAAGAACCTCAATCACTTGAGGAGGCATTAACTGGTGAGTAGAACTATACACAAAACTGACAAACCTGTTACCCTTGAGGGTTTCCAAGCAGTACTAGCACCTAGTAAGTTTGGTTATTCACTCTCGGCTGTTGTTGATAGCAAGACTATTGACAAATTAGAATCAGAAAGGACTGAAGTTCTTAAATGGGCGGAGTCCAAATTAAAAAATCCTAAGCGATCTACTCTTAAGCCTGAACCTTGGGAAGAGGTTGCAGATGGTAAGTATAAGATTAAGTTCTCTTGGAATGAGGAGAATCGTCCGCCCGTGGTAGACACAGAAGGGACGCAAGTTACAGATACCAAAACTCCATTATATGCAGGATCTACTGTTAAACTGGGTTTCTATCAAAAGCCATATATTCTTAGGGATGGGGTTACCTATGGTAGCAGCCTTAAGTTGGTTGGTGTTCAAGTTATCTCAGTAAAAGGTGAGGCAGGTGTAGATACAGGTGACTTAGATGCTAATGCAGTAGCTGAATTATTCGGTAAGACTTCTGGTTTTAAATCATCAGATCCTAATGTAATACCTGATGGTACACCATGCTCAGTGAATGATGAAGACGACTTCTAATGATAAATTTAGATCGCAGCTCGAGAAAAGAGTTGCAACATTACTTACTACGTTAGGAGTTTCATACAAATATGAGTCTGAGAAACTTAGCTATACAATTGAGCATAATTACACTCCTGATTTTGTGCTCCCAAATTATGTATACCTCGAAGCAAAGGGGTACTGGTCAGCCATCGACCGCCGCAAAATCCTTAACGTTAAGAAGTCTAACCCCGAGGTAGACTTAAGAATGGTCTTTCAATCACCATATAATAAAATATCAAAGAAAAGTAAGACTACTTACGCTCAATGGTGTGAAAAGCACGATATACCATGGACACACTTCCATGATATTCCACTCGAATGGTTGATATGACCGATAATGAATTCGTTAGGCACATGCCTTGCGATAACTGTGGTTCATCCGATGCAAAATCTTTGTATTCGGATGGACACACTTACTGCTTCGTTTGTCACGACAGAACAAGCGACAATGACGTTATTCACAATAACAAAATGCCACAATCAGTATACCTTACTGGATCAGCCGAACGGTTGCATAAACGTAATTTATCTGAGAAGACTAATAAATTTTACCGAATACACGTAGATGGTAATGAGCTTAAGTTCCCTTACCATGATGAATCAGGTGTATTGAAAGGTATAAAAACAAAAACAAAACAAAAGGACTTTAGATATGAAGGAGTTTCCACTGACACTTTATTCGGTCAGCATCTTTTCCCTACTACTGGTAAACGTATTGTTGTTACTGAAGGTGAACTAGACGCTGCTAGTTGCTATGAAGCTATGCCAAGTTGGCCAATGGTTTCACTGCCACATGGAGCTGCTTCAGCTAAGAAGGACTTACAAAAACAAATACCATTATTCCAAGGCTATGAGGAAATCATATTATTCTTCGATGCTGACGAGGCGGGGATTAGAGCTGCGCAGGAAGCGGCTGGAATATTACCGCCAGGTAAAACTAAGATCGCTAGACTCGAAGAGTATAAAGACCCGAGCGAGGCTCTCCAAGCTAACGACTCTGATGCGATTCGCAAGGCTATATGGGACGCTAAGCCGTACCGACCTGATGGTATTGTTGAGGGAAAGACTTTACAAGCGTTAGTTACTACACCTACACCACCCGCAGACCATGACTACCCATTCCAAGGCTTACAAGATAAATTGCACGGGATTAGATATCAGGAGCTTACAACAGTTACTTCAGGATCTGGTCAAGGAAAATCCACATTCTGTAGGCAACTTGCAACTAACCTTCTGGAGCAAGGGGTACGGGTCGGCTACTTGGCGCTTGAAGAATCTAACCGTAGAACCGCACTTGGATTGATGTCCACTGCGGTAGGAAATAATCTACATTTAGGAGAACATGATGAACGAGAACTTCAATCTGCTTTTGAACATAGTATTGCTAATTGGAATCTTTATTTGTTTGACGGCTTTGGCAGCTTTGATCCGAATGTCATTTACAATAGGATCGAATACCTTGCCAGTGGATTGGAGTGTCGTGTTATATTCTTAGACCATCTTAGTATATTATTGAGTGGTCTTGATGGTGATGAGCGTCGTACTATAGATATTACAATGACCAGATTACGCTCATTAGTTGAACGAACTGGTATCGCATTATTTTTAGTATCACATTTAAGAAGAACAGGAAATGATAGGACTTCGCACGAAGAGGGAGGTAGAGTATCACTCTCCCAACTTAGAGGGTCTGCAGGAATTGCTCAACTTAGCGATCAGGTCATCGCTTTGGAACGAGACCAACAAAGTGAAACAGAACGAGACATTACGACTCTTAGAATCATTAAAAATCGTTATTCAGGCGAAACAGGTTTCGCTGGAAAAATAAAATATAATCTATCCACTTCACGATTTACTGAACATGAAACTACGGAATCACCAGTTTTCAACCCCAGTACAGACTTCTAGGTTGATAAGACCTAACCCACCTACTAAAGAGGCAATTAAACGTGCCAAATTCAAAGACAAAACTTTCAATTGGACCAGTGGTGTTCGACCTAGAAACCAACGGTCTTTTAAATGATGCTACACAAATCCACTGTATTGTACTTCATTGGCTTGAAGAGGATCGCACGGAGATTTTCAGCGATCAACCTTATGCGAAGAATCCGAAGGATCTTCCAATGGGAAGTAACTATTCCATTACGACTGCTATTAGTCATCTGGAGGTTGCTGATACTATCATTGGTCATAATATTATTGGGTTCGATATACCTATTATTAAAAAGCTTTATCCCTACTTCAATCCTAGTGGTACTATTGTTGACACCCTTCTTCTATCTCGCTTATATCATCCGAATTTATTCGATATAGATAAAAATAGAAATTGGAAACATATGCCATTACAATTATATGGTAGGCATAGTCTAGAGAGTTACGGATACCGACTCGGTGAATACAAAGGCAACTTTGCTAAGACTACTGATTGGTCTGAATGGTCTCAAGAAATGCAAGACTACTGTGTACAAGATGTTGTAGTTACAAACAAACTATGCAAACATTTCCTCCCTTACCTGATTGGGTAACATTTGAACATCAGGTAGCACAAATACTAACACAACAAGAGATCCATGGATGGTACTTTGATGAACAAGCTGCACGGAAACTTGAGTCTACTCTCAGAAGAGAATATGAAGAGACTACGCAGTTATTACGAAACAGGCATCCTTTCGTCAAAGGATCAGAATTTACTCCTAAACGAGCTAACTCAAGAACTGGCTACGTTGAGGGAGCAACCCTTACAAAACTAAAAGAATTTAACCCTACCTCTAGGGATCATATATCGTGGATCTTACAAACACACTATGGCTGGACTCCTACATTACTGACTGCCTCAGGGAAGGCGGTTATAGACGAGACCGTATTAAAAGAACTTGGGACGGATATTGCTCTTCAGTTCTTGACACTACTGGATCTGACGAAAAAGCTTGGGATGATATCCGAAGGCGTGAACGCATGGCAGAAGCTTGTTACGAAATCTAGAATCCATCACCACTGCTCAACGGCAACACAAACTTTCCGTTGTGCCCACCGATCTCCAAATTTAGGACAGACGCCAAGTGATGAAAGGTTCAGACGTTTATTTACTGCTACACCAGATATGCGTATGGTTGCTGCTGATCTTAGCGGTATTGAGTTACGGGTTCTTGCTCACTTTCTCGGCAGATATGACGGAGGGCGATACGCTCGAGTGCTTGTCGAAGGGGACATACACCAAGAAAATGCTGACAAAATTGGAGTCTCTCGTCGGCAAGTAAAAACAATCACATATTGCTTTCTTTATGGTGGAGGTGATATAAAATTAGGACATTCTTATGACAAACAGCTTCCCGAGAACGAGGCGAAAAGGAAAGGTAAAGAAATTCGCAAAGCATACGTCGCAGCTATCCCAGGTCTTAAAGAACTTTTGGAAGCGGTACACAAAGCTAGTGAGAGAGGGTATGTAATAGGACTCGACAAGCGTAAGATACTTGTTGATTCTAAACATAAGTCAGTCAATTATCTTATA